GAAGTATAACTTCAACGCATCCTCAGGATTATATGCAGCACCGTTTCCAAGGTCTACCTCATTCAGTCCATCGGCATCTATAAATACACCGTCAGGCACAACCCTAGACATAACCTGCTGTAGCTTTAAGTGAGTCAGTTGTATCTGATCCGCAAATGGAACCATACGTCTAACCAATGACTCAATATTACCCTTGTACATCCTAGGTGCATGTGCAACATAGTTTGGCATAGCCTTCTGAGATGCTGACTTAGGTCTGACCATGTTACGCATCATCTCCCACTTCAGCAGTATGTTAGATCCACCTACAAGTATACCGTCATACCACACCTCTCTTGGTGCCTCTATAACCTCAAAAGGTACGCCCTCTCCCATCGGTGGGAAGAACGTATCTCCTTTACGTATTACTCTCTCCCCTCCATTCTCCAACAACTTCTTCTTCCAAACAAATCTCTTTGTGGTCTTGTAGTTGAAGTATAGAAGTGTAACAACCTCATTCAAAAATGTATCGTCCTGATAGTTTCTAACTATAGGGAAGTATTCATACCATGCAGAGCTAGCGTTCTTGATCTCTGTAAGTTGCTCGTCTGTAAGGTCTGGATTTATCTTCAATAGTTCAGTATAGTGAACCTGCTTTACCTCTCCGAAGTAGTAGCAGTCAGAGAAGTCCTCCTTCTCTGTGTAGCTGTGTATCCAGTTTGCTGGATCTACATACTCTATATTTACACCGTCATTCACAAGGAACTCGTGCTTCATAACACCAACACCTATGGTCGTGACGTCGTAATCAAAAAGTTTCTTAATCTCTGGGTAGTCTGACATCTTGAATATCGTGTCTATAGCTACCTCTTCAGCTATCTCTATGCTTGGCTTATACTTAAGCTGCATGTATAGCGAAAGTTCTTCATCATCCTCTGGTAGTTGATCTGGGTCCATGTTACTAACATCGATACCAAACTCCTGCTTTGTCAGGCTTATAAACTCTCTGGACACCATCTCCTTCTCGATCATGTCCTGGAATGCATTCTTCTTCTCTGCAGACATAACATCTTGAGCCTCAGCCTTAACCTTGTAAAGCCTGTCATTCATACCGTTAACCACGATATCGACAAACTTAGGTATGATTGGTATAGGACTCCAGTCAAGGTTCAACATAGACATATCGCCATTTATAGACAGCTCATCCTTGTACTTCTGTACGGGTTGTTCTCCCCTAGCATAAAGCCTTAGTCTATGATACTCACCCCATTGGTCGTAAAAACGACAAGAGTTTCCTTTTCTTCTAAACCATTCTCCTTCTATAGATTTTGCTACCTTTAGTCCATACTTCTCGGAAGACTTTTCTTCGTCCGAAGCCATCTGGTTTGGGAAGGGTGATTGATAAATTGCTACTGAAGATTTCTCCATTATTTTATTATTTCGCTTCTATTTCCACGATTGTCATATCTTACAAATTTAATACTTATTTTTGATTCTTTTTTCTGATTGTCAAAAACATACTTTTTGTTAGCCATAATCGCAAGCCCTGAACTTATAGAGGCATCGTATTTTGTCCTGTTATTTATCTCAAACTTAGCCCAGTCTTCAAGTGTCCTCGTAAAGTACATACTACCTATCTCTCCTGGCTGCCTGTATACACCCTCAGAATCAAAGCCTACATACTCCTCTATATAGGACTCAATAGCTGACGCATGAGCCTGTTTAACATCCTCACTGGAGTTAGGTATACCACCTATCTCTAACTCTGTCTTAGACAGTCTCTTTTTATGCTTATCAGGCCTGTTCATAGAAAATCCTCTGTATCCCCTGTTCTTGAAATGGTACAATAGCCTAGCCTTGTTATTCTCAGCAAGCATAGGCATACCATAAAATACACAAGCCATAAGAACATCCTCAAAGAATATCTCTGCAGTCTGAGGCCTAGCTACATACTCCAAGAAAAACTCATTAGACGGAGCATCCTCCATATGAAACTTAGTCAGGCCATGAAGAGCACCGTTTGAACCTCCACCTCCAACAACCCCAGATATATCATACGGGTCACATCCAAAAGATCCCATGTGTTCATTCCCAGGATACTTTACACCTCCCCTCTCTATAACATTATTCCTGTGCTTTGAGTCTGGTATCCAGGAAACAATAAACCTGCCCTTCTTGTCTGGTGTCCATATAACCTCGGTATCTTTCTCCCCACCTCTCCAGTGGAAGTAACCCCTAGTTATAACCCTGTCTCTTATTAGCGAGTCATTATAATCAATCTGCTGGTATATCTTAGTGAGGTTAAATATAGACTGCCTTGACTCATCCCTAAATGCGTGAGACTCTGTCCTAGGGAACTGTCTATAGTACTCGTTCAATGCATCTGGATCAGACTTCAGTGAGGCCACCTCATTATTCCAGTATGTTATCACACCGTTATGTATGGGCTCACCATCAACTCCTGTAACCTCAGACTCTGGATCCTCAAAAACTGGCCAACCAAACTCATCTATATATCCCTCATAGTTCCATTCCATAGGTATGAATAGCGAATATAGACCACTCTTCGTCTGTCCATTGGCAGACCTAACATTTGGGTCGCTATCCATGTATAGCTTCTTAAAGTTACCACCACCCTTTGATAGTGCGTTTGATGTAGATCCCATCATGCACTTACCTATAATCTTACTACCCAGTCTTAGACATGTCTTTGTAACCCTCCAGTTGTTTAAAATATTTTCAGGCTTCTCCCACTTACCACTCTCGTCATGCACAAGAAGAAGAAGCTTCTCACCGTCATAGCTGTTGTCAGATGTATTCTTCCAGTCTATGGTGGTGTCTAGTCCATCTATATCGTCATCCTTCTCCTCATCCATATTTCTCCTGGTAATCTTACTGGCAGGAACCCTAAACGCAAGTTCAGTCTTAGGATTGTCCATACCGTCCTGAATAGGCTTGAAGAAGAACGGGTAGTTCCTAACGATAGGAACCACCTTGTCCGTAAACATCTTCTTGGCATCTGACCCTGTCTTTGACAGTATTCCAATCCTTGAGTCCCTAACTATTGTTCCTGTGTTTGTAGCCTCAGAAGAGGACATAAAAGAAAAACCAGAACGCCTGTTCTTTAGGTAGCACATACCAAAGCATCTACTGTCTGCCTTGCATGCCTCCCAGTATATAAAGAATATCCTATTAGATTCCCTAAAGTCTGGCTGCCCCACATCTATCTTTGTCCATTGCAGGTACATATAGTGTGTCCCTGTCATATATGTATGCCTGCCATTATTATTGAACCAGTGCCCGTAATCCCTCTTATCGAACTCTCCCTCTATGTAGTCCACATACTTTGACTTGAACTTATTATCCTTCCTGTTCCAATCAAATATTGTCCTAACCTTTGAAAGCTCTCTAGGGTATTCATGAGGAACCCATCTATCGTTCTCTGTATCTATATCTTTTGGTGCCTTTGGTATGGCTATCTTTAGACCATTTATGTCATATATGTCGCCTATAGTGCCGTCCTTTGATATTACAATAAGATCGTAATCCTTGTCATAACCGTAGACCCATTTCTTTGCCCTGTTCCTTGCATTTAATGCGTTCTTACTTATATGATCATTCGATATTTTATATAGATTATTTTCCATTTCTAGCCCTACCTTCAGCGAAACCCTGCTTGCCAGCATCTATCTCTTTAACTTCCTCTTTGGCATTCTCTTCGTCCTCTATCTTGTGAAGCATAGCCAAGGCATCGTCGAATGCTAGCTTCTTAGCAGATGCAGCGTTCTTCATCTTATCAGCCGTTATATCGTCCTCGGCATGAGTTATTATTGGTTCCTTTAGAACCTTTATAAGCTCATCAATCGCCAACTTAGCGGCCTCTAATATTTCTACCTTTTTAGACATATATTTCTGTTGTACATTCTATACAGTATCTCATCACCTATCCTGAACTCATACTCACTATCAGGAGTGAACGATATAATGTCTCCACAAGATACGTAATCTATGTCATCATTCTTAAATACCAATTCACCCCAAAGCTGCTCCAGAGAACCTACCTGTGTGAACATATGATCCTCAGACTCTATAGGTCTAACGAAACAGAACGGAGAGGGTGCGTTCCACTTACCGTCCCTCCTATAAAGATACACCTGGTCAGGCTCAACTATAAATACATTGTCCATCACATAGTGCCAGCTACTCTTCTGCTTACCTTTAATATCGTAATAATACCTAAACACGTTGTGATGAACGATAACTATGTCTCCCTCTCTAACAGGTCCAGAATAATATGTAGGTATCGATACAACCTTTGCAAGTCTGTTTGAGACAGTGTGATCCTCCTGTGACGAACTTATTATAAATGCGTTGCCATCGTATACACGTATATTGTCATACCTACGTCCAGATACAGGTTCAACTATGAAGCAATATGGAGACTTCATTAGAAATCTATTTTAAACTCTAAAGACATAGGGAGTGTGTTCAAGAACTCCTTCCACATGACAACCTCGTCATCCTTTTTTATCCATATACATACAGAATGATCGGTCTTTAATATGGACTCTATGACATAGCTCCTGTTAAGAACCTCCTGGCCGACCACGTAATGCATACCCTTTGTGTAGTCTGGCCCTATAGATATCTTTCTAATTATATTCACCAGTGTGAAGATTTATATGTACATCGCCATACTTCTTCTGTATCTCATCCTGGTATGAGGAAAGATCATGTGCACCCATCTCTAGGTTTGCAAGCGTAGTAATCTTTTGATTTTTTAATCTCTCGAAGGTCATCTCTATGTCAGCTATCTGAAACTTGAGATCCCTGTAATTCTTGTTAAGCTCAACCAACTTGTCGAGCTCCTCTTTCTCTAATTTTTTCATTAAATTTTATTTACCAAGTAGCTATGGCAACCCTCTTCCATGTATCTGTAGCCACACATACATAGATGTAGTCAGAGTCATATGCCAACTGTCCAGCCGTCCCTGTAGAACTTGCAGATACTGGTGCCGAGGATGTTATAATAAAATCCTTCAACGACTCTACGGTAAAGTTCTTTGTAGAGTTTGCCGAATCAGAGTCGGTACCTAGCAGCAAATCAGCCAGTGCTGGTGTCGCAGTTGAATATGAATCTATCTTTGCCATGTCTTATTATTTATACAAATATAATAAATTTATTTTCCTTGGCCATTGTAAGGCTTCTTATAGTTCACAGAACTCTTCAACCTAGAGTTGTTCTTGCTGTGTATACCTGACCTCTTTTTCTTAGGCTTCCTAAGTGTGTTTGTATTATTCGCCATTTTCTATCTGTTGTATCATCTCAAAATGAATCTTAGCCACCCTATCTCTTCCTAACTCGCTCATGAGTACCTCGTGGCATTCTTTAGAGTTAGTCATGAAGAAGTTCTCTGAAAGTATAGCAGGCATAGATGTATCCATAAGTACGGTAAACTTTGCCTCCTTAACTCCCCTCATCCTATACTCCTGAAACTCTTTCTTTGCCTTTTCATAAAGAACTCTTGCTATAGAGTCAGACTTCGTCTCTCCTGGAGATGTAAACACCTCCCAACCGTTTGCAGACTCGTCACTAAAACCATTTGCATGTATGCTTACATATATACATGGTTTTTCAGAAGACCTTGCCAGCTTGTTAGCCATCTTAGGTCTTTCCTTTAGAGCTATATCCTCCTGCGTGTCTACAAGGTTTACGTGATCTATATTGTTTGACTTACATAGGTCGACCAATCTATTTACGATAGACCTGTTGAACTCTCCCTCAAATAGCTGAGATCCATCAGGCCATACTGGAGACCTCTTTCCAGGTGTCTGATACACACCGTCAATTATACCTCCGTGACCGTTGTCGAAGATCCATAGATACTTTGACTCTGGGTTTGGACATACAGGATCGATTGATATATCGTACTTTGTTTTACAGTTTGGGCATGTAACTATCTTTGCCATATTCTAATTATTATTGAAGCAGCTATATAAGCTATAGACATAACTAATATTACCCCATTATCTTGATAGGTCTTTAGCCTCGTTCTTGGCTCTTGTTATGAATTGTCTTAGGCACTGAAGCATGTTCTTTCCAGTGACATCCTCTACAGACTCATTTATTGATTTAACCTCAACCACTACACAGAAGAAGGCAACTACTTTTGTCATCACAAGCTCTATAGATATAAAGTGAGCTATAAGATCTCCTGCTATAAACTTCTCGACCAAGAAGGTCAATATTATAGCCAAAGAATAAAGTAGAGATTTACTAAGGGTTGCTGAAAGTCTTCTGCTCTTGAATGATATCCAACCATTCTTCTTTACACTTCTCCAGATCCCAAAGCAGGTATCTAGGAAGATAGCAAATAGAGCTATATAGATCATAGGTGCTACTGGGGATAATACAGCTATGATAGATGCAGCTGCTATTGATATATATGTTTTCATTCCGTGTATTTCTTTATTAATCTGTACGTAGTATATACTAGAAACAAAGTTAATAAAATAAATAGAATAATCCATAGGGGTTCATTGTACCAGTAAGTTCGCTCGTAGTACTTTACAGGAATCTTTCTCTCCACAAGCTTCTCTACAGTTATGGTGTCACACTTACCCTCTATGTAAACCTTCTTTTCCCTGTCGACGTAAACCTTAACCTCAAGCTGCTCCTTCTCTAGAAACACAGTGTCATAAAGCTCACTAAACTCAACAACTGTGTCCACCTCTACACTTGGGACCAATACCTCTACGGTGTCGTGAATAATCACGGTGTCTGTCGTTAAAAGGTATGGATGTTTATCTATGAGTCTGGTAAACCTAGTCTTAGGGCTGCATGAGCATATAAGTATAGCTATCGCTATATAGATCTGAATGTGTAGTCTCGCTTTATTTGATATCCGCATTTAAGGCATTTTTTTTTATTCTGCATCGTAAACTCAATACAGTTCGGGCAGTAACCCTTCCTTATGTCTTTCTTCATCTACTCTACAGGATCTGGCTCTGACCAAGCTGGTGTAGCCATTAACTCAAGTATTGCATGATGGTCGTATGTACCAACAGGGGTTACACTTCCATCAAGAATAAATGTAGGGTCATGTCCTTCTGCCCACTTTAGTACAAACTCTGTCTGAGCTAGATTTCTTCTAACTGTCTGAGCACTTGTTTGTGCTACCTGAGAAAAGTCTATCAGACTCATATCTGATAAGTTAATTACTGCGTATGTTCTTGTATTATGCATTTTTTATTATTTAAGGTGTATCTTCTACTATATCTGCTTCTTCCATATTGAAACTTACTGTGTTATTCTCACTATTTGGAGCATCTCCTACTCTATCAAATATATCCATACTGTCTGATATACCTCCACCATAGTATTGTGGTGAATCACCTACTAGAGTTTCTAACAACATAGTATTAGAGCTAGTACCAGTATTACCTCCGCTTCCTTGATCAGGAATTGTAAATTGATTTGTACCACCATCATAGGTTGCCTCTTCACCCATTCTCCACCAACTAATTGGAGAAAATCCTGATAAATCTTTTGGTTTGCCTCCGTTATATATAGCTGTTACTTCAAATGCAGAAAGTTCTGTATTGAATATAGCCACTTCGTCAATTAATCCGTTTGCAAAATCAGTTATTTGCTTACCTATATTAAAAGGCGCATTTGTGTTTTCCATAGCTACATAAGTTCCACCTGTAGATGTAGTGTCATCAACTCTTGTTCCGTTTAAATATAATTTCATACCACTTGCAGAACTTGAACCGTCATAGGTTGCTGATACGTGTATCCATTGTCCTTCGTAACTTGTTAAGGCAGTATTATATTTACGTGAAATAAATCCTCCTGTACTAAAGTCAAATATATTAAAAGAAAGTGTGTCGCTTCCACCTGTTGTAAAATGGTATTCACTTTTTGAACTATTACGTTTATTAACAATTCTAAACTTTGTGGCATCTGTCATATTAATCCAAGCAGAAATAGAAAAAGGCGAATCAAAAGTAGTATTGCCAAAGCTTAAGTTGTCTGCATCTGCTACTTCTACATAATCATCTATTCCGTCAAGTTCTATAGATTTAGTATTGCTAAAACTTGGCGTACTTGCCGTTCCTGTTAAGTTGGTTTCTGGACTCCAACTTGAATAATGTATTTTACCCCAATCTATTGTATTGCTCATTTTATTCGTTTTTATGTAGGTACGTCAC